GCTGCTGTGTAAAACTTACCAGACTCATAAGCGTCTGTACCTGCAACGGTTAGATATGCTGCTGTAGCATTAGCGTTAACACCGTCAAGATATCCATCTGGGTTATCGCCATCGCCAACATCAACAGTCAATGTTCCGCCTTCGGCAGTTGTCACATTCAGAGCCACGCTAGTGACGTATGTGTTTGCAGGAACCCTGATTACTTCAAGAATATCAGCACTTGTAAGTGCAGTCAGACCAGCTGCTGCCCTCTCAGTAGTGATAGTCGCAAAGTTCAAGTCCACGCTAATGGATGAAACTTTATTGATGCCTTTAGCAACGTGTGCTGCACCAGTACCAAGTTTGTATCCTTTACCATCGTTATAAGTAGCCATGATTCACCCCCTTATACTGAAACGATCATTGTCGCAAGAGCTTCAGGCTTAACGACTTTATAGCCGTACACTTGAAGACCACGAATGATGTTTCCAAAAGTTGTTTCAGAACGAATGGTTTCCATATTTGTCATCTGAGATGCAAATGTGAAGCCCATTGTATGACCACCGATAACGCTGAAGTCGTTATTGCTATCTTTGACAAGGTTATGAGAAACATAAACAGTGAACCTGTCAATCATACCAAGACGACCGTTTCTCAATGGTGTAGTTCCATCACCAGTGATAGACGCATCTTTAAGGTCTGATTGCTTGATTAGACCAGCCATCTTAGCAGGAATCACAAGAAAGCGATTCTGCTCAGGACAGTTAGCTTCGTCAAGAACTGTACCCATGTCTACGATCTTCTCGATAACATTAGTCTTTGTTAGACTTACAGCACTACCTGTTGCACCAAGACCAATGTTACCGGAAATAGCGCCAGCTGCTGTGCCTTTGTTACTTGCGGATACACCTGTCAAGATATCAGCCAAAACCCTCTGGTCAATTTTGATCTTCATACGCTCAGAAGCGTCTTTAGACCACATGTCCATTAGATTCATGTCTGTCTGCACTTGGTCAACATCGTCTTCAACGCAGGCAAAGTATTCACCTTTATCAATTACGAGCTGTAGTTTAGCCTTGTCAGGATTCTCTACTGAAAGAGTTTGACCCTTGACATAGGTTTGGATTGTGATTTCGGGAGTGGTTCGAATATTGACGGTATCGCCCATATTTCTAATTTCACCCTCGTAATCAGTGTTTGAGATTGCTGACAATACCGTAGCATCGTAGAAATTCTCAATGAGCTTGCCCGACCATATCTCAGGAATAAAATTCCCGGTATACTGCGGATGCCCGGATGATGTTGCATAAGCCATAGTATGACCTCCTTATTTGTTAATTAAGCAACGTTAATGCGACCTTCTTGCTGTGCAGCAAAAATGTCACGTTCGATTCGACCTCGCTCATCATCTCGCCCCTTATATTTACCTTTCCTGACATCAGAATAGAACTCCTGAATATCATTCGGGGTATATGTTCGGTTTTGTCCAGAAGCTTTTACGCCATTGTTCCGGCTTCGCCCCGGAGCAACTTGTTTCTGTAACTGAGACTGTTGAGCAGTACGGTCAACTTGAGCAGTATTAGTCTTACCATTCTCCCCTTCCCAAGTTCTAAAAAAGTTGACCACTCGACTTGCATCCAGATTCTTTTGTGCATCTTCCAAATAAGTCTGTCGGCTAATACCAGTTAGGGGATCAATCGCTAACAACCATGACTGAAAGTCAGGATCGTTGTTAATATCACTCCAGTTTGGTACTTCGCTAGCAATAGTGTTCCAGAACGTTTGCTCACCGGACTTCTTCTGTTGTGCTTGTACCTGCTGTACTTGAGGTAAAACACCTTGAAGTTGTCCAACTTGTTGCCTCAACTGTGCAATCTCTTGAGCTACTTCCTCACGAGCTGCTTTCCGCATAACAGCAATAGAATCACCGTACTCTTTAACATCGTCATCTGTAATTAACTTTTCAGCTACAGCTGGTGTTTGTTGAGCAGGTTCTTGCATTGTGCTTAGCAGTCCTTCTAGTTGAGCCACACGGGAAGAAAGGTCTCTGTTCTCGGCGTTAAGCCTAGGAACATCGGCATTGTACATCCCTTGCAACGATCTGTATTTCTGTTGCCAGTCATCTTGTTTCGGTTCTTGGTCGCCTGACTCCGTTTGCTCTTGCGGCTCAGACTGAGGTGCTTGCTCTTCAACACTGTCGGAAGTTATAGGTTCTGCCACATCATTAACAGCTTCTTCAGGAGCAGCCTCGGCAGTTGCCTGTGCTTCTTCTGTTTCTCCGTTAATCTGTTTGTACAACTCTTGTACTTCCTCTGATTGTTTCTGAACTTGCTTTGGTATTGACATAATCGCTCCTATCGGTGTGCGTAATTAACAGCTGTCATTTTGACTTTGCTGAAAACGTTTCAGGGGACTGTTCTATTGTTTTAGTAACTTCTGACAAAACTTGACACCGCCCCTGTGCAAGCGCCGTGTTTTGCAAGACACTCGGTAGCTTCTGTAGCTCGTGATCACGCCATTCCTTTAGCCAATTAAGCACTTCAGGGTATTGACGACACACGGTTGCTAAAGACTGAATAACCTCTGGTTTTGGATTTATCATCCAGCACCTCCAGTGTCACGGTTACTCACTGTGTTGCCATCCATTCCTCCCTTGGGAGAACCATCCGGTTGAGTCGGTGTAGGTTGCTGAGCTTGCTGTTGTGCTTGCATCTGCGCCTTAACCTTATCTTGGAATCGTTCTTTTTCCCTAGATGGAACAATGTCATCCACAGGCATTTGCAACCCTTTAGCCACTTCACGAAGAATCGCTGCACGGCCTTCCTTACCAACAATTTGCATATCAATCTCGTTGGCGGTTGCGTTAAGAAACTCGATACGGCGAACATTTACAGTCTCTTTGACTGCAAGGTTAACTGCACCTTTTGGTACAATGTTAACATCACCTTTAATTGATTCATCCTCATCATAACGCATGTTGTACACAAATTGTCTGTAGACAATAGGTTTGATGATTTCGTTATCTATGTGCATAACAACTTGACGAATACCTTTACCAGCTGCACCCATCAACATAGACAAACCGGAAGATGTTCTACCAGCGCCTTGTACATTCAAGTCGCCATAAACATAAGATGGTATGCCTGACTGGTCATCAGCTAGTTTAGAAAATTTATCATAAACACCTAACAACGTATTTGCGTTGTCATCCGGTTGTGTAAATCTAACGGCAGGTGCACTAGAACCTAACGGGTCGTTCGTGACTTGCCAGATTTTCCACGGGTGGAGCTGCGTGATGTCTTCGTTGGGCGGGATTCTTTCGAGGTTAACTTCGACTTGCGGGCCGGAAGATATCCCCATATTGTTGACCAAAGCCCTTGCAGCAGCGTTACAAATGTTCTGCAAATCTTCAATAATTTCTGGTATACCTTTACCCCAAAACGCACCGGGGCATTTAATAAACGATGTCTTAGCATATGGTTTTTCTCCTAACGGGTCGTAGTTTAATACTGCTTTAATGATGTAGTTACCTACGGCCCAAACGTTAGCATCATACTCTTTTGCTTCATCAGGTATCTCTTCTTCAGTAAGTCCCCACTCTTTCAACATCTTACCACTTACTTTACCCCAAAACTCTAAGGCATCATAAGTCGTAGTTGGTTTGTTGAACGTATGGAACTTTCTTTCTTCGTTCTCTTTGGTAAGTTCTACATCTTCACTAAACCAAGATGTACCATTACCAATATCAAGAACTTCCCTGATGGCATCCTCATCATAACCCGGCACACCTATAAGGTCTGCAAGTTCTGAACGACTTAATGGATGATGCTGAAACAAATAACCATCATTAAGATTAGTTATACCCGGCTCAGGATATATTCTAAATGGATCAACACGTTCAAACTCTGGAGCAATAATCTCATCTGCTTCTACAGTAGTTCTACCATTTTCATATTTCCAGCCAAGTTTCCTTTGCCTACGAACCACAGGGCCTTTGATAAAAGCACATGGGTATGTAACCAAATCGGTGATAAATTCATTAAATGATTCGCCCCAACCACCTTGTGTAAACTGGTCACGAATCTTAATATCCATTTTCTTTGCACGGTTATCTGCACCCTGCAGTAGTTTGAAACGGTAATCTTGTGTTACCATTTCTTTCAATTCTATCATTTCTTCTTGTGTTGGCGCTTGCCCGTTCATCTCAACAAGTTTTACAACTTGCTCAGCAAACGAGTTTTCTATCTCTGCTGTCTGTTGTGGTGACAAGTCAGGGATAGGTGTAGGCTCAAGACCCCACGGGGGTGAACCCTGATCAAGAAGAATATCACGCAACCAACTTTCTGCTGCACGACATTTAACTTCTGTAACCATCATGTAAACATCAGACCCACCTTGTTGATTGATCTGTGCTAGTTTATCTGCCTCATACTCTCCGTTTCTTTGACGGAGTGCTTTCAACATGATGTTTTCGATAGGTTTCTTTGCCTGCCTTGCTGCGTCCCAACAAGTTCGTAGGTGGTCTGCCAAACCTAAAATAATAGGTTGGTTCTGTCTTTCAGCTAGCTGTTGCTTAGTAAGAGCTTCTTCTTGCTTTACTAGTTCTTCATTTCCTACGACTTGCAGTACCATGTTATACCATGTCCTTCATGTCTTCTTCGGTGTCTTTGTCATTTTTGTTTGTATAAACTTTACCACCTGATCCATACTTTACAACTGCGCCCATATCTTTTACTTCTACAGGCCCACCTTCCATCATCTCCATAGTCAGTACATCAGACATTCCACTGGTGTCCATTTTCGGATTATCTGAATAAATGATGGATTTCTTATGCCCACATTTACCTTTCATTAATAACCTCCAATAAGTTTACAATTAAATATACATAGGAACAAGTATATATGCAAGTTTTTTAAACACAAGAAAAACCCACCTGCCGGAGCAGATGGGTTTGAAGGTAACATAGTCGGAAGGTAACTACATGCGGATTGTATCAAGTCCATCCTCCTGCTGCAACCCTTTTTATTTCTCGTCTCTGTACAACAAACCCGCCTTCACCTGCAGTGCCAACGTGCAGCATAAGATACTGCAACGCTTCCGCTACATGTGAGTGTTTGTTCTTATCAATATTGCCATTCTTGTAATGGAATCTGTATCCTCCCATCATTGCAGCCTTGAGCTGCGTACATCTGGGATCAACTAAAAACGCTGAGTCCCCATCGACTTGCCTCATTAGGAAGTCGTCTACCGCAGACAACCTTGCAGACACGTTATTGGTTTTAGCCGGGAGAACTCTAAAACCTTCGGCCTTTATGATGTCCACGGCAGACCTCTCGTCAGTCTGTGCACGTTGCACTCCTGCAGGGTCTGTAATCACAAGGATTGGTGCGCCCGAGAACCTTTCGGTCAACAACGGGCGCAGAATGGTGCGGACGAATCTTTGTATTCCCATATCGAAACTGACAGCTTCATCGAGAATCAAGACTCGCCCGCGAGGGTCTTGTTGCCCTATAACTGCTGCTGGTGTCAAGCCTAAATCTATTCCAAC